TATCTTTTTTATGTTCCTACTTTTTAGACATTACTATGGGTAATGCAGAACAATACCTCGGCTTAGTTGCTGTAGTATTTATTGATGGCTTTTTTGGTATAGCAGCTGGTATTAAAAGAGAAGGATTTCAAACTCGTAAAGCTGTAAGAGTATTACAACGTACAATAGGTTGGATATTATTTTTAACTGTTATCTTGATGGTAGAAAAAGGATTTGTAGGAGCAAGTTGGCTTAGTGAGGCAATCATCATACCTTTCATAGTACTACAATTAATTAGCGCCCTTAAAAATGCGTCTATGGCAGGATTTATTAAAGCAGAAGAATTAAACAAAATTTTAGACCGCATAGACAACCATAAGGGCAATAGAAAATAAAAGCCTATGTGGAAAAAAATCCAAGAAAGGATATTTCCTTTTATAATCGCAACCTCTGCCCTGTCAGTCTCTGCTTCGGCCGCTTTCTACTCAGTTAGCGGTCTTAGCAAACTTTTTGCTGGAGCCTCTCTTGAGGTAATTATTATGGCGGGTTCACTTGAAGTTGCTAAACTAGTAATTGCTTCTTTATTATATCAGTACCGTAAAACAATCCCACATTTATTAAAATATTATCTAACTACAGCAGCTGTAGTACTAGTATTGATTACTTCAATGGGAATTTATGGTTTCCTTTCAGCTGCTTACCAAGAAACAGCAAATAAAGCAGAAACAATTGATGCTCAAATTGCTTTAGTTGAAGTAAAGCGAGATAATACTAAGGAACAACTCGCGGTATACAACGAAGAAAAATCTAGTATTAATGAGGCCGTGGCTGATTTGAGGTCTGGTTTATCTAACAATACTATCCAATATAAAGACAAGGAAACTGGCGAAATTATAACTACAACCTCTAGTTCAACTCGTAGAGCATTAGAAAAACAATTAGACCAAGCTATTGCTCGTCAAACTGAAATTAATTCTAAAGTAGATGAATTAAATGAGCAGTTATTTGATTATGAAACCGAAATAGTTGAAATCAAAACTGGGACGGATTTAGCAGGAGAATTGGGACCACTTAAGTACTTATCAGGTTTAACTGGAACCCCGATGGATAAAATTATTAATATTCTACTTTTAACTATTATCTTTGTATTCGATCCATTAGCTATTTCACTTGTAATTGCTGCAAATTATGCCTTTGAACAATTAAATAAAAAATCTGAAGAAGATATTAACGAAGAAGAAGCAGAAAAAGAGGTAGTTGAAGATGATGGGATGTGGACTGAAGAAGAAATAAAAAATTTTAACGAACAATTTAACGCTGATGACTTAATCCTAGATGAAGAAGAAGATTGGGAAGATTTTGAACCCAACGAAGCTTTAAAATCTGCTGCTAAAAAATATAAATCAAAACAATTAGAATTTGATTTTAATCAACCTTTAAAAGAAAAAGAAAAAATACAAGGGAAACCTGTAATGATAGACCCCGAAACAGGAAAACTTTATTATGAAGAAGAAGAAAATAAAGAAATACAACCTTCATTACCACAAACTAATAACTTAATTAAAGTTGAAAAACCTCATAGAGTTTTGGGTACTCATACTATTACAGTACCTAAAGATAAAATACCTAAAGGATATAAACCCATAAAAAATAACGACGAAGACTTAACAATAACGTATTAAATATTTGGCTCCCTAAAAATCTCTTCGTATATTTAGGTGTTAATGAGAAAAAAGGTTATGGACATAGAGATTCAAGCAGATCAGTGGGAAGAGCAGCAACAAATCCTTGAAGAAATTATTGCTGAATTGTTGGAAGACGGAGAAGAAATTCGTATATTCAACGAAGAAACGGAAGACGAATTGCCATTCTAATGAAAAAGGTTTTATATTTACATGGTCTTGAAAGTAAGCAAGGCGGTCCTAAAGTTGATTTTTTAACAAAAGAGTTTTGTGTTTACGCTCCTGAAATGGATTATAAGGATCCAATGCTTCAAAATTGGGTAGATTTTGTAATGCGTCAATTCCAACCCGATCTTATTATTGGTAGTAGTATGGGTGGTTATGTTGCTGATATTTTAGCTCAAAAATATGGTATTTCTGCTATTTTATTTAACCCAGCAGTTCATAATCGTAGTTTTGAGCCTACTATTGAACCTTTAATTGAGGGTGAGCAAGCTGATCTTCAACAGAAAAAAATAGTTGTATTAGGTAAAAATGATGAAGTTATTCCTCCTTATATGGCTCAAATAATGTTTGAAAATAATCGTTATTATGAAGTAGTTTTTGAGGAAATGGCGCATCAAACACCTCTCAACATATTTATTGACACAATTAACAATTATAAAAATGGAAAACTTTGATTTAAAAAAATATTTAGCTGAAGGTAAATTATTAAAGGAAGAATATAACTTTGAAGATAGTGATTTTAATTCAATGTCTGAGGAAGAAATTATAAAAAACATACTAGCTTATTTTAAATATGAAAGAGATGAACGTCCTGAAGATATGGGAGATCCTGATTGGTGGGAAGGTGAACCACCATTTGAAGGTATGTCTGATGATGAAATAATAACCATTATTAAATCAATTATCTCTCGTAAAGATTTTAAAGACCCTGAAGTCCAAAAAAATTATGATACACCCCTAGATCTAGCATGGGAAATTTATACTGATGAAAGGTAATATAATAGTATAAAAATAAAACAAAACTACAATGGATAACTTTGATTTAAAAAAATATTTAGCTGAAGGTAAGTTAAATGAAGAACAAATGGATGTAGAAACAGCAGGTAAAGATACTTCATATGATGTAAAATTACTCCTCCTAGATTTAAGGAATACACTTGACGATTTTGATAATGAGCGATTAACTGCTCAAGAATTTAGAGATGAAATAGCAACAATACTTTGGACATCGAGACAGTATAAATCAAGATAATCTTTATGGAAAACTTCGATTTAAGAAAATATTTAGCTGAAAGTAGATTAAATGAAAGTGCATCTGATAAAGCTTTTAAAAACCTTATTGGAGCTTTGTCTAAATATAAAAACGTAAGAGCAGGTTCTCAAGACCCAGTTGACGATGAAACTTACGGAGAAGTAGAAGAGTTAATTAGACAATTATAAACCATAATGGACAACTTTGATCTAAAAAAATATTTAGCTGAAGGTAGACTTTTTAATGAGGTTGAGGGGTTTGATAAAAATGTTTGGGTACCTCTTACCCAAGATGAAAAATCAGAGTTTGCCCAACAACTATTTGACCTCATAGATACAGCATATAAACCAATTGGAGGTCATCCTAACTATAAATCAGCTGATGATGTAATAGGAAGTGAAGGTGATGCCGATTATATGGTTATTGATCTAGATGATGATCCTGAATGGGATGCTTTAAAAGTCTCTAAAAAGAAACCCCAAGGAAACAAATCAGTAGGTATGGGTCATGACGGTTCTAAAGAAGCTAAAAGAGCAGCTATCAATATTACAGTTTTACTCTTGAAACAACCAGGCTATTTTGTAGAAGTATCAGGTAAATTAAAGGACATTTTACAAGCAAAAGGAGCCCCAATCATTACAGATGAAGAAATTATCCGTAAAGTATTAAAAGGTAAAGATATCGAATTAAACGATGATGGTTCTTATCAAAGAGAAATTGGAGGTAAAGTATTTACTAAAATACTAATGGGTAATCCTAAGGTTTAATTCTAGTAACTGAATTCTTTTTACGATCAATAATGGTAGTAATACCATCCTTATAATGGAAGAGCTTAACAGGTCTTCCATTTTCTATTTTCGCTTTAGAAATTAAATTCCCCTGTTGATCGTATTTTAACCAAGTCCCAAATGCCTTACCTTCTAAATAAAAACTGATTTGTTGTAATTGTCCGTTAGGATAGAATTGTTCTATTTTTATAGAACCATCTTCAAGTTGGTATGCTTTTTTTTCCTGAGCATTTAGATTTAATCCTATTAGTAATATTAATGTAATAATAATGTGTTTCATGGTAATAAATATTGTTGAGTAATTTTAACGTCATACAAAGGTAAAAACGTCATATGTGATTCTCACATTACTTTTCGTATCTATAATAGAAATTTAAATTAAATAAGTAATGAAAAAAATTGTTTTAACTCTAACAGCTTTATGTTTAATGGTTTCTTGTAAACCAACCCCTACAGAACCAACAACCCCAGAAAATGTAGTATCTGGATTAATTACAGAAGATGTAACTTGGTATGCTGATACTATTTATGAAATGGCAGGTAAAGTAGTAGTAGAAGAAGGTGCTACACTTACTATTCAAGCAGGAACTTTAATTAAAGCAAGAGATGGGCAAGGTTCTCTTTCAACAGCTTTAATTATTGCTCAAGGTGGTAAAATTGAGGCTATGGGAACTGAAGAAAATCCAATTATCTTTACCTCAATTTATGATACAGGTGATAACTTAGATGAAACTGATATGGGTCTTTGGGGTGGTATTGTTGTTTTAGGTTACTCCCCTATTTCAGCAGATGCTGTTCCTGCTAATATTGAAGGTGTTCCTGTAAATGAAGGATGGGGTCTTTACGGAGGTACAGACTCATTAGATAATTCAGGTATTATCAAATATGTTTCTATTCGTCATGCAGGAACATTATTAGGTGATGGAAACGAATTAAACGGATTAACATTAGGAGGTGTTGGATCAGGAACTTTTATTGACAATATTGAAGTTGTAGGTAATTTAGATGATGGTATTGAGTGTTTTGGTGGTAATGTTACTATTACAAATGCTTTGGTTTGGGCACAAGGAGATGATGCTTTTGATATTGACCAAGCATTTTTTGGAACTTTCGACAATTTTATTTCAATTGAAGGTTCAGATTCAGACCACGCATTAGAAATTGATGGTGGCGAAGGTAATTGGAATGCTGAGTTTGAAATGTTAGACGGAACTTTAATTAGTATAGATGGTTCCGAATGTCATTTTAGAGATGGAGCTATAGGTTATGTTGAATTTGCTGGACAAGCCAATACCGAATCAGATTCAGGAACATCAGTAGTAGTTCAACCATTAGTAGTAGGTGCTGATGAAAGTAAATTTGAGTGGACTTTAGCTTATAAAAAAGGAGCACTTTAATAAAAGAAATTACATTAAATATTTGGAGGCCCGAAAGGGCCTTCGTATATTTACAGGGTAAATGGGGTGAGAGCCCAATTAAAATAAAGGTTATGAATAAGGTTATTAGATTTTTTACTTGCGATTTGACAGGAATGGACGTCGCAATTGTTTTGGTTGATGGAGTTCAAATTTGTGTCCCGGCTGAAATGACACCTTTTTACTTAACACAAAAATAAAGAGATATGCCATCAACAAAATACATAATTTATTTTCAAGGAGATAAGGTTAAAACGGTTTTCACCCCTAACGATGTGGATCTGTGGAAATGGATAGCAGAACAAATGGGGTTTGAATTTGGAGTTGAAGAAATTTCACTTGCTTAAAAAGCTCCCGTGAAGGATTTGGCTCCCCAAGGTCCCTTTCGTATATTTACAGGGTAAATGAAGCGGGAACGCAATAAAAAATAAAGGTTATGGCAAGAGAAATGAATGCATTAGAAAGAGCAAGTTTAAAAGCGTTTAATGAGCAATTAGAAAATAGCTTTTTCTTGACAGCAGAACAAAGAAGTGGTCAGGATCATATGGGTTTTACCTGGTTTGAGATCTTTAAGAATGGTAAGTCTACCGGTAATAGTTTTAATGCACTGAATGAGGCTCATGCCATTAGAATGTATAAGCAATTTAAAAAATAGGTTATGGACATGAAAAAACATTTCGAAAACGCAACAGAAAAGTTTGAATTTACTGTTCTCAATGTATGGGGAAGAAAAAAAGTTCTTGAGTTTGTCCCTAAAGACCCCCAAGATGGTTTTTCTCACACTTTTGTTAAGGAGTTAAGTATGTTTGGAGGTTATATGACTGTTGATTCAATCACTAAGGGTGGGTTAAGATTATCCTCATTTGATATTTTAGATAGAAAAACTACTACTAAAATTAAATTCGAAAATGTTGAATTAGGTAATACATTAGATGTTTAGGTTTGGAAAATATAAAGGTTATACTCTAGCTGAAGTTGAACTCATAGACCCAGGCTATATAAGGTGGGCACGTCAAAATGCCCCTAACCTTATCCCAAAACCCCCTACAAAACAACTTGTAGATGAGGATGGAGATTCATATATTCCCCCATATAAAGATATTCCAATTATAAATCCAGAGGATGCCTTTTAGTTTTATTAGAGAAGAAGTTTTGAGACACGATCGCGATGTAGTTGATGCCAATTTATCGCGGTATCAGCCGTTAAATTACAATCGCTTTATGTGGTGGCGCAG